ATTCTTCGGGAGTTATCACATTCTTAAGAATTAATTGTGTTTTGAGTATGTCGTGAAAAAGATTACTAAATCTCTTTCTCATTCTTCCAACAAACTTAGTAAACTTAAGTTCATCTCTTAGTATCTCTGATGAACGACCTAAACTAAATCCACTATTATCTGCCATGCGAGACTCAGGAACATTTAAAGAACGGAAAAGTTTCTTTTGAAAATATTCTACGTCTGTAAGTTCTCCTAAGTTTTGTCCGCCAGGTAATGTTGAAATCTCTGTTCCACGACCACCTTCTCTTCGAGGAAGCCAGAAATCTTCCATCATTGACATGTATTTCTTATCGTCACGAATCTCACCAGTGTTTGCATCGTAAGTTAATTTATTACGATATCTCGCCATGACCTCACGAAGATATTGTTCTGCCTTTGCTTTGGGTAAATTACCAACATCAATATAGAATATTCTTCTTTCTGGAGCTCTTGCTAATCTGTATATAACTGTAGCATCTTCCAACATTCTAAGTTGGTTCAAAGGTTTGATAGCTTTATGAAGATAAGAGAGAACTCGGTTCTTATTACGATCTACTAAACCAGATGTACAATAAGTAATCGAGTCTTTTGCGATTTTAGTTGAACCTTTACCTGCCTGTGCAATCATCCCTGTAGGATAATTTGGTTTCATTGTGTAGATATAATATTCATCAAACTTTGGATTTGGAACAGTATCGTCCTTTTGATTAATTCTAATATTATTTAAATTATTACCGTTAGTTTTTTTCTCTTGACGAATATATTTTAATTTCATTGGATCAATGTATCTCAGATCCTTGATTCCTTCTTGTGGATTCTTCTCATCAATTACTTTAAGATAGTACAAACGACCATCAATATACCAATTACGGAAAATTTCATGAGACTTTTTATCAAAGTCCATGATTTCCTTTAAATATCTAAACTCTTCTCGAATTTTTTTCTTAATACTCTCACTGGCATTAAGATTTGATAACTCAACTTCAACAGGAGAGTCATATAGATCACTTACAATTGCTTCATTAACAACATCTTCGATAGCACCATCTGCTTCTGGATGCAGTGCCATCTCTCGATATCTCTTAATTAATTCGTGTTCAGAACGATATGCACCCTCAATATCTACGTATTGACCATAAAATCCACTTGCTATATAATTATCAACCCCGTCCTCATTGTTTTTGGGGACAGGGGAGATAATAGAAGAAGATTTATCTTCTGTTTCATCAATAGAAAAACCAAAAAGTTTCGCCATAGTATAATATTTTTGTTATATGTTTATTTAGCTGATGTCTACACCGCCTGATACGGGACTATCTCCTCTCAGAATTTCAATATACTGAACCTGAAGTTCAACAGTAAATTCCTGAATACCTTGAGCGTCATATGAAAGTTCGATAGGACCGACCTGTGTTGGGAATGTATCATAGAAACGATATTTCCTGATACTTTGTCCATCACGGTCAAGTTGGAATACAAATGCGTCAGATTGATAAGCAGCGGGATTAACTAATCCAGTGTTATCATTTAACTTATTAATTGTATTCATCCAGTTCTCAAATGCAGATCTTATTGCAAAGTCTGTATCGTTGATAACTGTTACTGTCCAAGAATCGAAAGTTCTGTCACCTGCGATTTTGAGTACCCTTCCTCTAAATGGTACTTCGATTTGTGCTATGTTTGATGCTGGTAATCTTGCTCCTTTAACCAAGAACCTTGATTTGTCAAGAACTTCCTGTGCTGGTGCAGCAGCATCAGGGAAAGTGAGGACTACTTCAAACAGATTAGCACGAGCACCGCCACCTGTCAACTTACTCTTAAAGTCGGAAATCGTCCTTAGTGGTGGTGGATTTACCTGATTTCTAGCCATAGTTGTCTAAACCTCTGTTAATTAAACGGAACCAATTACTTCTTCAAAGTCAACACCTGTTCTAGTTGCAACAAAGGTTAGACCAATGAAGTTGATAGAACGTGCTGGTTTGATAAAGATGTCAGCCTTGAATTCATTTGCATCAATCACATCTGGAGTGTTATTTGTTTCATCACAGATGACTACAAAGTCTGAGATTCCTCTCTTAGATTGAACCCCACGAAGGAATGGTTCAACAATATTACGGAAGTTGGATCTTGTGATCTCATCGTTGAACTCAAAGAGTTGAGTTCTTGCAGCGATTTCAATTCTTGCCTCTAGGTTCAAGAACAAACGACGAACGTTAATTCTGTCAAACGCAGATGCAAATGCAAGTCCAGTCTTGTCACCAAATAAGAGGAATCCACCGCCAGGTGAGAAGATCACTGGGTTGATTCTCTTCACATATAAAGTATCTCTCTGAACTTTATTAGGATTATATGCAAGTTTAACTGTGTTAAGATGTTTCCTCTTTGAGGCCCAGCAGGTGAGAACCAAGGGAACTGCTCTTCAGATGTTCTTGCCATCAATCCAGCAATATCACCGTTCAGTGGCATAAATCTGAATGCGTTGTTAAATCTATCAAACTGATACTTATAACCTGAGTCAAAGACTGCGAAAGATGATGATGTAATTGGATCATAGAACTGTATGACGTTTTTAGTTTGTTGTTTCGCATTAGTTATGTTAACAACTGTCTCTCTGTTTGGAGAGATAACTGCTAAACAATCCTTTCTTTGTTCTGCAATCGCAATCAATTTGTTTGCTTTTGCTTGTGACTCTGTTTGACTACCTGTAATGCCAGGGCCGTTGAGTAAGAAGTTAACTGCATATTCTGCTTCATTCTCAAAGATTTCATAACCACCGATTATGTTTCCAAGAGATGTTGAGTAACCACCTTCTGTACTTACACCAGAGTAATCCTTACCACCTTGTAACTCATAAAGTTTATTACCTACAAAGTTGAAATCTATATCCTGTGCATCTTGACTCCAAGTATTATCTGTAGTAGATGATGGAGTAAATGCAGTTAGAATACCAGATGCAATTGAACCATTTCCAGTTGCAATTCCAACAAAGATGTTGTTAGACTGTTCAGAAATTTTATCTTTATAGTAGATTGCATCTCCAAACGAATTCTTTGCATCATCTGCCTTTGATAAGAATGTAAACTTCTCAAGAATTGCACCTGTTGCTCCAGAAATCTTTCCAGTATCATCAACAACTACAACATGAAGTTCATCATTAGAACCGTTTCTTGCAGCAGAGTATCCACTTGTGCCTGGTTTCTCAGCAATCTCTTTCCACTGTAATGCACCATTCTTTAATTGAATAAACTGATTATCATACCAATCATCAACTTGGAAGATTGTTGCACAAGTTGAAATACCAGCATCAGGGTTTGCGATTGTTGAAGAACTACTTGAAAATAGAACGCCAGGGCCAGGTAATGTGTTACTTGTTTTTATTCCTGTTGTGAATGCGAAGATTCCGTCTTCCGTGTATGTCACTGGGAAAATTGTTCCAGCAGCAGAAACACGATTTACAACCTTAACATCAACTGTACTTGCACCAACACCAGTAACAATACCTTGAACATATCCGTCTGCGGTTGATGTTGTGCCAGGGCCAACAATTGTTCCACTAATAGGTTGTGTAACACCCATACCAACACTAATGTTTGCCACCACATGAGGTGTGACGTGAAGTTGTTGATCTGCAGCACCATCAATGTATGCAACTTTCATTCCGTTTGCATAACTGCCTGGGTTTCTTGCAGCTAATCTATATGAAACGTTATCTTCATAATTATTTTGATAATCTTGGAAAGATTTGATCTTAAGACTTGAAGTTGATCCAATACCTGTTGGATGTGTTGTAGGCATACCACCTACGTTTGCGTTATTTAAATTTGCACCATCTGCTCTAACGACTCTTAATATACCGCCATACTGTAGATAGTTTGATGCAGTGTACCAATATTCGTAATGTCTATCGTTTGATTTTGGTTTTCCAAAAAGATCGATCATATCTTGCTCATTCTCGACAAGCAAAGGTTGTAATACAGGGCCTCTTTCAAAAGGGCCTACTATTGCACCTGTCTGATCACTTATGGAGTCAATTCTACCAACCGTAAGGTCAACTTCTCTAACCTTTACGCCTGGAGATACTAAACCTATGCCAGCCATGTTTTTCTCCGAGTTCCACGTTTGTTTTACTAAATTTATTTATAAATTGCTACCCCTCCAAATGGGGAAACATGACGTGAACACTACCAATCAGGATATGTATCCACTAATTCCTTTCTTTTTCTATTATCTGAGACTCTTTTTATTGAACATCTCTTACACTCGTATGCATAAGCCGAAGGCACATTACCTCTATCTTTTCTAGTTTTATAAAAATCATTTATCAACTCTTTTGTTTCACCACATACCTTACATTTTCTCTGTTCAAAGAGTAAATGTACTAATCCAAACTGATCTTCAAGTTCCATCAAAACCATCTCCAAGGTAACATTGACATACCTAACATATTTAACACTGGTTCAAACGCTAATGCAATTAATGTAAACATTAAAACTTCTATAAAAAATTGTTTCCATAGAGGTTGTTTTAACTTCCATTCTTTAAACTTGTTTGGTTTTCTCGCACGATCATATGCTCCTGATTTTTCACCAATAAGATCTGTCCACCAACTTGGGTCAACAATATTTCCTAATAATTTTAAAAGTCGAATCATCTATAATCCCACATATAAGAACGATCACCATATTCGTCGGCGTACCAACGATCACCGTCTTTATCTACAAAACTTTCATCCTCTGTGCCATCAACAATAAATCCGAATGGTGACATGTCTTGTTCTATCTGGTCTCTTTGATCTTCATAAATTCTCTTTCTGACATCTTGATCTGTAAGTTCTTTAAAATATTCTTGTTGAACTAACCATGCGTATATAACGAGACACATTGCAAGGTCATCATTACATCCTTCTTCTGCTTCAAATGAGTTGTGTTTTTGAGAGAAAGTAGTTAATTCAGAGATAATATCATAATCAATAATAAGTATCTTATCGTCTTCTAATAAAGTTTTCAAGTTTGAACAACCAAGTTTTTTAACTGCTTGTGTAGTTCTCACTCCTAACTGTGACCTTTTACCACTAAATCCAGCACCAACAACCTGACCTGCACGACCTCTTTGTGAACACATCAATAGATTATCATATTCTAAATCATAATTTAAGATAGACGCAACCTGATCTCCTATATCATTTACCTCACATAATATGAATGCTTTATTATATGCTTTACCAATATCATCAATAATACTTGGAAATAACATTGGTTTGATTTCATTATTTCGATATTTTGCTACTGCTTTGTATGGAAAATTTGTTATATCAAAAACAATAAATGCAGAGTAATCATTACCTAATCCACGAGCAACATCAACTGTGATTAAGTAATTATGATCTTTTATAGGTACTTCGTAAACATC